GGCAGGCGGCGGCCGAAGATCTCAGAGTGCACCAGCATGAAGAGCCCCCAGCAGTCGATGCCGTCGCGGTCTCGGCCGTGCTCACGGTAGGGGATGCCGAGGTAGTGTTCCACCCACAGCGGCATCATCGGATGCCGACCTTAGCCGTCTTGACTGCCCACTCCCCCAGCCGCTCGGACAGGCGCCGGTCATCTATGGGAACACCAATCCTCATACATAGACCGGCGCCTTTCGCTATGACGAAGACCACCCACAGCCGCCAAATCGGAACGGTCACAGTGATCTTGATATTGCTGATGGTCTGGCTCATCGGAACAACGCCGGGGTAATCGCCGGGCTGCAGACGTGGTGCGGCACCGCAGCGTTCAGGATGTCTTCATAGGCCAGGTCGAGCTCGGCCGAGGTGCCGTCGTACTTGCCGAGCCGGCAGGCGAACTCGTAAGGGCCGAGGTCGGTGATGTCGGGAAACATCGAGCTCACAATGGTTATCGTCGCGGTCAACGGGTTGTTGGTCACCGAGCGGATGGCGGTCATAAACAGCAGGTTGACGTTGTCGATCCTGACCGCAGCCCGCGGCGGCGCGTCGTCGCCGGCCGAGGCCAGCGTGCCCTTGAACGGCTGCGCCCGGTAGGTCTTGCCGAGGCTCACCACGTCCTCGGACCAGTCGCTGGCGCGCAGGGTGAAGCTGTCGCCGACCAGCGTCAGCAGCATGATGAAGGCGTTGTTGTCCTCGGTCGCGTAGACCTTTTGCCTGAGCGTCACTCCCACGCCTCCAGGCTGAGATGCAGCGCCCAACGGCCAGGCGAGATCTGCTCGACCGCATAGCCGCCATCGGTGAAGCGGACCGCCCGCGTGGTGCCGGTGCGCGGATCGGACCAGTCGAAGGTGATCGCGCCCATGCCGATGGTGTCGCGATACCACATCTCAAAGTTGGCGATGTCTTCGCGGGTCACGCCGTAGCCGGCCTCGATGGCATAGAGCGCCAGCGACGAGCGGCGCCTGACCTTCGGTGGCCCCACCTCCATCTGCGTCCGCACCACGGCGTTGGTGCCGCCCTTGACGTTATACGAGCCGTAGAGCGGGCAGTCGGTGAGGGGGAAGGTCGGCATCAGAGACCTCGCGCCCGACGCGCCACGCCGAAGCTCGTGCGCATCTCGCGGTCGAGCGAGCCCTCGGAGAGCAGGCCGCGCACCTTGTCGCGGATGAAGATCTCGATCTGCTTGGTGCCGCCGGCCCCGGTCTTCTGCTCGACCTGGGTTCCGACCGGAGCGTTGTGAACGTTGACCACCACGCCGCCCATGCCGGCCGGCGTCACCGTCTCGCCTTGCTTCAGGATGGCTGGCACCTCGCCCGGGCGCAGGCCGGCGATGCCGCCGCTGTGGTAGCGCGGCGCGCCGATGAAGGCTGCCGGCGACACGCCGCGCCCCACGTAGCCGCCCTGCCCGGCCACGCCGCCGCTGTGGAACATTCCGGGGAAGACGCTGCCGAGAAGGCTGGTCGGATTGCCGGCGCCCGCGAAGATCTGCTCGAACGCCTTGGTCAGCACGATCCGCTCGAGCATCTTCACCAGGTCATTCAGCACGTCGCCGACGCCCTTGGCGTTGATGACGATGTCGGCGAAGCTCTGGGCCGTGGCCTCGTTCTGCTTCTGCACATCCTCTATCGCCTGAGTCACCAGGTCGTGGTGGTGCTGCGATATGCGCTCCATCAGCTCGAGGTTTCGCTGAGCATCCTTGGCAGCCTTGTCGATACCGCCGCCGCCACCTCCCCCGCCGCCGCGAACCGTAGGCTGCGCCGGAGTGATGACAGTGCCGAGATTTCTGAACGGGTCAGACACCGAGGCCGGGACGCCGGTGACGGTGAAGCCGCCGGGCAGGGTAGCCGGGTTGACCGGAACGCGGCTGTCGTTGATGCGCTGCTGCTCGGAGCTAACCCGCGCCGCCGCCGCGATGGCCCGGCCGCTCGCCATCTCGGCCCCCTGCGCCGCCGCGAGAACTTTCATCCATGACGCAGTCAGCGCGCCGGCCGCCACGGCTGCCCCGTTGGTGTTGTCCCACAGCGTCTTCGCGGCCTGCCCGGCGCCGACGACCTCGGCGTGCATATCCGTCAGTGCCGGCTTTGCCTTCGCGTCAGCCGTCGTTGCGATGGCTGCGAGGAGGTTGGCCAGATCCTGGTACCGACCGACCAGTTGATCATCCGTGGCGTCGGCGACCCGCTGCATGGCGTCGGCCAACCGCGCCGCCTGCTCCGTGCTGATCTGGAGCTTGTTCGCCATGTCGGTGATGTGGTCGATCACCGTCTGCTGGGCGCCGATCTGCGCCGGGTCGACGCTGAACTGCTCACGGCCTGGTGCCAGCAGCGGCACCGCCTCCTGGCGGTCCTTAAGCAATTCACGCATCTGCGTGCGCACGGCTTCGATCTGCGCCCGAGCGCCGCTGGTGGCGAGATTCTGCAGCGAGGCCGTGAAGATGTCGGTGGCCTTAGCGGTCTCGATGCCTGCCGCGGCGAGGTCTTTCAGGGACTGCTCCAGACCCTTGACGTTCTCGCTGACGTCGACGCTGGATCCACCCATCCCTTTCAGGGCTGCGACCAGCAACGGAATAGTGGCGGCGGCTATACCGACTGCCGCGCCGACCGGACCGAAGACGGTCAGGAGCTGCGGCGCCTGCTGCGAGAACGCCCGCACCGCGCTGGTGCCGCTGGCTACCTGAACGGTGAAGTCCTGTAGCTGGTTGCTGACGTTGACGAAGCCAGCCCGGAAGCGGCGCTGCATGCGCTCGGCCGACACTCCGGCGCGGTTGAAGTTGCCCTCGACCACGTTGCCCATCTGCTGGGCCCCGGTCTTGACCTGGTTGAGTTGATCCTTGGTGACGCCAGCGGCCTTGGCGAAGGCCCGCTCGTAAGCCTTGAAGTCGGCCGACATCTGGACGACGAGTTGCTCGAGATCAGTGGCCATTCACGTACCCTCGCTCCTGCATCCAGGCCCAGATCTCGTCGCTCTCGGCCGTGGTCATCCTATCAGCATCGTCGGTGGAATTCGCCTCCACGTAGCCCGTCGTCATCGCGCCAAATCGCCAGAGGCTCATGCGGGCTATCTCGCTGGCGGCGATGCCGACGATTCCGCACCAGGCATAGACGTCGGCGAATCTGAGCTTGCCTCGGGGAAGAGGCTCTCGTTCTCGTCGGCGTCGTCCGGATCGCTTTTTTTTTGATCGTCCGGCGGCTCGTCAGGAGCGCCATCGAGCCCTGCCCGCAGGACGGCCAGCGCCGGCGCGAGGCTCTCGCCCGGTGGCCGCGCATGCACGTAGAGCCGCACCTTGGCCAGCGCATCCTTCGGCGACATGCCGCCGCCGATCAGGCCGCAGCGGATGATCTCGCCGAGGTAGCGCGGTTGCAGATCCTTCACCGCCTCCGGTTTCTGGAGCATGATCGCCGTGCCAAACAAGAGCGCCTCGAGATACCACGGACCGCAGTCCGTCGCCTCCTGAAGCATCTCCCACTCGGCCAGGCCGAAGCGGAACGGATAGGTGCCGTCGGCCCAGTCCAGCGTTATGGCGCCGTCGCGGCTCACACGAAGGTCGAGGTGATCTGGCCAGCGCTCAGCATCGAGATGTTCGCCGTCACCTTCTGCCCCTGCTGCGCGGCCATCTGGTAGGTGTTCACGTGCCACTTGCCCGAGAAGGTGCGGATGCCGGTGGTGAACTCGATGCTGACCGTGGCGTCTACTGGATCGGTCGAATACATCGCATCGTTCCAGACATCTTCGGCCTCGGCAGCAAGGACGCCGTCGCCGGTGATCGCCGCTGACATACTCTCGACGTCTCGCTCCATCCAGAACGGCGCGTCGGGATCGTCGCAGTCAGGGATGGCGACCTCCGCGAGATTCTTGGTGATGGTCAGGTTCTTCGACGTCAATCCGCAGGGGGCGTTGCCATCGATTTTGATGACCATCTTCCCCGGCTTGGCAGTGGTCGGCTGTGCCATTGGCTTTCTCCTATGGTTCCTCGACGAAGGCTCGGAAGTCCAGGACGGCGTGGGTCGTCAGGCCGTCAGGGTCACGCAAGACGAGCGTGCTGTCATGCGAAATCATCACCAGGGCGTTGGCGGTCAGGGTGAGATCGGCATCGTCCAGCGTCTTCTCGACCACGTCGGAAATCGCGTGCGTCTCCGGCGTCCCGACGGCGCGCGACCAGACGTCGATGGTCACCGTGACCTCGGCAGAGCGGATGCAGTCGGTGCTGTCGCGGACCTTCTGCCAGCCACTCAGGGCGACGAACGGAAACTGCGCAATGACCTCGCCCGCCTCGCTGCGCGGCACCATGTCGTAGACCCGGCCGCCGATCAGCGTGGCCAACTCGTTCGACGCCTTCAGCGCCCCGACGATGGCGCCCTGCATCTCGAGGAGCGAGCTGGTCATGCCACCGCCTGCGACGTTGCCCCGGCGGCCACCTCGCGCGCTGCCTTGCGCACCGCGGCACGGATCACCCGCTTGGCCTCGGCGCGGCGGGCCCGGTAGGCTGGGAAGAAGAACGGCCGCTTGGCCATCTTCACCGTGCCGAACTCGATCCAGCGGGCATAGAAGGCGTGGTTGTTGCCGGCATAGATCGTGAGCGTCAACTCGCCGCCGAAGCCGGTCGGAGCCTTGACCTGGCCGAGCTCGGTCGTGCCCTTCGGCTTGGACCGGCCCCAGCGCCAGCCGATGCTGTCGTGCAGCCGCCGCGTCCTGCCTTTCGGCACCAGCCGGCGGGCCAGGTCGACGATCTCGTCAGCCTCGTTGCCCATCGCCTGCTTGATCTCGCGCTTCGTCGCTTCTGGAATAGCCCTCATTTTCCGCAGCAACCGCTCGGCGTTCTGGACGGTCACCGTCACTGTCATGATCCAGCCGCCTCCTGAGCCGTTCCAGCCACCTCGCCCGCCGCTCCTTGCATCCGCATCCCATGGGTCAGAGCGCAACGCCGGGGAACTGGAACGAGAGCTGCAGAACGGTGGTGCTCTTGGCGATGCCGACAAGCGTCACCCACTCGCCAGAGCCGACGTCGGCCACCGGGCAGATGCCGCCGGGCGTATCGCTCTGGTAGTAGGCCAGCCCCACCGTCAGCGGCGGCGTTACGGTCAGGGTGACGTCGCCGCCCTTCTGCGCAGTGATCGGCTGATTCAATGCCCCGCCGTTGAGCGCGATGTGCGTCGGTTGCCTCGCCTCGACGGTGGCCGAGTTGCTGTCTGCCCGCATGAACTTCCGCAGGGTGCTGTCCATGTAGACGGTCTGCCCGGCGGCGATCGTCTCGCCGGCAAGGCCGGTCGATTTCTGCGCGTTGGCCCCGGCGACGACGCTGGCGGCGGTGATCACGATGTCGGTCATCTGGTTTCCTCTAGGTGGCCACTCCGGATTCGGACAGGAAGTCGATCCACTGGCGCCCGGGATCCGGCGTGACGTCGCGGATGTTGTAGAGGTGGCTGGTGCGCTCGTCGCGGGCGCGCCACTCAGTGGTCACCTGGCGCGTTTCCTGGTCGGCGCGAGCGCGAATGGTCTGGATGTGCTGGCCCTGGAGCCGGGCTGAGATGACGGTCTCGCTCGTCCTGCTGCCGGACATATGGCGGTATTCGACCGATCGCGTGAACGCCGGCGTCCATACCAGCGGCCGGTTGCCATAGCCGTCATCGACGCCCTGCACCGGCTTCTCGAACACCACGCGCTCGGTCAGGCTTCCGGCCGCAGTCATCGGCGCCGCCCCGTCGCAAGAGCCGCCGGCCGACGCTCGCCTGCCTCTGCGGCAGGCCGGATGGCCGAGCGGGTTGCCCGCCGCACCAGGCCGGAGAAGATGAAGCCGGTGTCGTCCGCCTCGATCACGATGACGTTGCCGAACTTGTCGGGCAGTAGCGGCGAAAGCGCTGCGGTGGCCGATACGGTATCAAGTTGTTCCGTCCTGGCGAGCGAGCCGAAGATCGGCACCGGCCCAAGTGAGCTGGTGGCCGCGAGCGTATCATTTTGTTCCGACCGCGCATATAGCCCGGAAATCGGCAGAAGACCGGCGATGAGCGAGCTGTCCGACGCTTCCGTCCGCGCCAGTGTACCTGCGATATTCGGCAGCATCGTCGCGACGAGCGTGTCGTTCTGCTCGGTTCGC